AACCTTGTCGATTCGGTCGTGCGCCACTTCGCGGAAAAGGGCGACGAGGCGATCGAGCGGGTTTGGCGGGACGACCCGTCAACGTACCTGCGGATTGCCGCCGGCCTTCTGCCGAGGGAAACGAACATCAATGTCCGATCAGATTTCGGAATTGATACGCTTGTTCAGCGAGTCCGAGAGCTGGCCGCCCGAGGAGCAGGCCGCGCTCAAGCCCCTGTGGCCCGAGTTCCGACGATTATTGATCAGGAGCCGACTAACGGAGTGGGCGATTCAGTGCGGCTTCCGGCCGGCAAAACATCACAGGGTGATCATTAGAGCATTGGAAGAGGTCAACGCCGGCAAGACCGATCGGCTCATCCTGACGCTTCCGCCCGGGTCCGCCAAATCGACTTATGCGAGCGTGCTGTTTCCGCCGTGGTACTTGGCGAACCATCCCAAGAACCTGATCATCGCCGCGTCGCACACGGTCGAACTGGCTGAAAGATGGGGGCGAAGAGTTCGCAACTTAATCGAGGAGCATTCGGACTCGCTCAACTTCGGAATACGCTCGGACAATGCCGCGGCGGGCCGCTGGGAAACGGATGCGGGCGGCGAATACTTCGCGGCTGGTGTGGGCGGCTCGATCGCCGGCCGAAGGGCGGACTGCTTCCTCATCGACGATCCGCTGCGCTCGGCCGAGGACGCGGACAGCAAGCTCATTCGGGACAAACAGTGGGATTGGTGGACGGGTGACGTCGTCCCGCGCCTCAAGCCTCATGCGAGCGTAATCATCATCACAACGCGCTGGCATGAAGACGATTTGGTCGGGCGGCTTCTGGTCGAGGAGCCGGAGCGCTGGAAAGTGCTCAACATCCCGATGGAGGCGGAAAGTGTATCCGATCCGCTTGGCCGCCCGATCGGCGCCAGGCTGTGGCCCGAGTGGTTTACGGCCGAGATGGTGGAGGTCGCCAAGCGCAATCCGCGCATTTGGTCGGCTCTGTATCAGGGCCGGCCGGCGCCCGATGAGGGGAGCTACTTCAAGCGGGAGTGGATCATCGACGTCGACCGGATGCCGGAGAGGTCTGCGCTCAGGGTATACGGTGGTTCTGACTATGCCGTCACGTCAGACGGCGGCGATTATACGGTTCACGCGGTGGTCGGGGTCGATGAGACTAACAACCTGTACCTGCTCGATCTGTGGCGGCGCCAAGCGTCGTCCGATGTCTGGATCGAAGCCTATTGCGACCTCGTCAAGAAGTGGAAGCCCTTCGGGTGGGCCGAGGAAAGTGGGCAAATCAAGTCAGGCGTTGGCCCGTTCCTCCTCAAGCGCGCCCGTGAGCGGCAAGCCTACACGGTGAGGGAGCAGTTTCCGACCCGGCATGACAAAGCGGTGCGGGCGCAGTCCATCCGTGGTCGCATGGCCATGCAGGGGTTGCGAATCCTGCGCACCGCGCCGTTCCGCTCCGACCTGATCGACGAGCTGCTGCGCTTTCCGGTCGGCGTGCATGACGATCAGGCGGACGCCCTCGGCCTCGTCGGGCAGCTGCTCGACCAAATGCTTGCGCCGGTCAAAGACAAGGTCGTAGAGCGCCCGCGGCGGGACGCTTGGGACGATGCGCCGTCACGCGGAACATCGTGGCAGACGGTTTAGGGCTGTGGATCGCTCGTGACGCTGTCCATGTATTCTTGGCATTCCGGCGACCACAGCTTGTGGGCCTTGAGGATTCGGGCGAATTCGCGAATGCACGCGACAAGGACGCGGCGCCGGTTGAGGTCGCGTTCGCGCTGCCATTCAAGCGCGGCCTCGGTCATGCGGGCGGACAGAAAGCGGGCCTGCTCACCGACCTTGGCCTTCTGAAGAGTGAGCGCGTGCGCCGCCTCGACATACTTGGCCTCGGTTTTCTCGACGGCTTTCTGCATCTCGGGAAGGGCGCGCTCAAGGAAGAGCGTGCGGGCGCGCAATCGTTCGTTCTCGGCGTCGGATCGTTTTAGCCTTTCCCGCAGCTCGTCGAAGGGATAGCGGGCGTCGGCTTCGGCGTTGGCCTTGAGGGCTTCGTAGACGGTCTTGCGCTCGTGAGCCTTCGCCTCGGTCGCTTCATGGACGGTGCGGACGGCAAGGCGCCGATCGGGCTTCTCGCCAAGGTAGTGCTCTAGCGGCGAGACGGGGTGACGCTCGGCCTTGATGAGGCGCTGGCAAACGTTGGAATAGCTCACTTTGAGAAACGCGGCGAGTTCACGGCGGGTGGCGCCGGCCTCGATGGCGCGCTTGATGGCCTGGTTTTTCTCCCAGGCTTTTTGCGCGCCGGCCATATGCGGATCGAGCACGTCGTCCCATCGCCGCGGGCCTTGCGTGAGCAACGCATTGTTGAGGGCCTGGCGCAAATCCTCCGGCTTTGGGTCGTCGGGCAGGTCATCGACGGCGTTTAGCCGGCGCGCTGCCTTCCAAACGATCTGTGCAACTCGCTGTCCGCTGATCCCGTAATCGTCGCCAAGGTCGCAATAACGTTTCCCCGCCCTGAAGCCGTTAATGATTGCCCCGTCGCGCGCGATGTCGGTCGTACCCATAGGTCAAAATATGCCGCTCTCGCTGGTAGTTGACAATAAAGTCGGCGACATCAGAGACGACGAGGACAACCCCTTTGGGTTAGCGTCACTGGTGCACCGGTTCGAGGAATCGGAGGAGGCGAGCTACGAGGCCCGGCAGCTCGCGGAGCGCGATCGCGATTACGTCGACAACGATCAGTTGACCGCTGAGCAACTGGCGGAATTGCAAAAGCGCGGCCAGCCGGCGGTGATCATCAACCGCATCAAGCGCAAGATTGATTTTTTGGTCGGCTTGGAAAAGCAGCAACGGACGAAGCCGCGGGCCCTGCCGCGCACCCCCAAGCACGAGCAGGACGCGGAGGCGTGCACGGATGCGTTGACCTACGTCATCGACGATTGCGATTTCAAAATGGTGCGCTCGGCGGTGTGGCGCAACATGCTCGTCGAGGGGATTGGCGCCGTCGACGTGTGCGTCAAGGGGTATGACGACTCATACCAGGGCGACGCCAACGAGATTTGCATCGAGATCAACCGCTTTCGGTACGACCGCTTCTTCCACGATCCGCACAGTCTGGAACTCGATTTCTCGGATGCCACCTACTTCGGCGGCGTTTGGTGGATGGACCTTGAGGATGCGCTAGCGCGCTGGCCCGACAAGGAAGCGGAGCTAGAAGCGACCATCGTCGAGGCGACCTACTCGGACACCTATGACGACAAGCCGACCTATCAGGTCTGGGCGGACAGGAAGCGCAAGCGGCTGCGCGTCGTCCAGATGTGGGTCAAACGGATGGGCGGCAAGAAAGCCGACCAATGGTATTTTGCCGAGTTCACGAAGGGCGGGATCTTGCTCGATGGCGAGTCGCCCTATGTGACCGACGACGGCGACTCGGAGCCGGGCATGGTCGCGCAAGCGGCCTATTGCGACCGCGAGGGCAATCGCTACGGCGCCGTGCGCGAGATGATTTCTCCACAAGATGAAATTAATAAGCGGCGCAGCAAGTCCCTGCACCTTCTGAATAGCAATCAAGTTTTGTACGAAGAGGGGATTGTCGACGATATCGAGAAGGCGCGCGCGGAGGCGGCTCGGCCGGACGGCGTGATTAAGATTGCGCCCGGTGGGCTGGCCGAAAACCGCTTCCAATTCCGCGAGCGCATCGACCTCGCCGCCGGCCACATTCAGCTCTTGCAGGAGGCCAAGGCCGAGATTGACATGATGGGCCCGAATGCCGCCATGCAAGGCGATCAGGGCGAAAGCGCCTCGGGGCGGGCGATCATGGCCTCGCAGCAAGGCGGCATGATCGAGATGGGCGACCTACTCGATAGCCTGAGATATTTCGATAAGCGGGTTTACCGCATGGTCTGGAACCGGATCAGGCAATACTGGACCGGGCAAAAGTGGATACGGATTACCGACGACGAGCGCAACGTGCGCTTCGCGGCCATCAACAAGCCGGCAACGGTGCAGTTACCGCTGCCGACCGGCGAGATGGTCGAGCTTCCGGACATCGATCCGGCGACCGGGCAGCAACGGATTGAAAACCAAATCGCGCAAGCGCAGGTCGATATTTACATCGATGACGTTTCCGATGTTGTGGCGCCGCAAATCGAGCAATGGCAGGCGCTGGTCGAACTCAAGAAGGTCGACGTCAACAACGAGATTGCCTTCGAGGATCTGATTCAGGCGGCGCCGAATATCCGCAACAAGGATCAGATCCTGGAGCGGATGCAACAACGCAAGCAGCAAGCGGCGCAGCAACCGCAACCGCCCTCGCCGGAGGAGCAAAAGCTGGCGATCGAGGCGAAGCGCCAGGAGATGCTGGCCGCGAGCAAGGCGCAGGAGCATCAGCAAAAGCTGACGTTTGAAAGCCAAACCCATCAGCAGAAGCTCGCGCAGGCGCAACAGGAACATCAGCAGGAACTGGCGATCGAGGCCAACAAGGCGAAGCTGAAGGCGACCGTCGAGGCCGATAACGCGCGGCGCAAGGTCGACCATGATTTGGTCGCGGAAGCGCGCAAGCAGGAGCTGACGACGCATTACGACGGCGAGCGCAATCGCCAGGCGCTTGATCACGAAAGCCAGCGCGAAAGTCTGAAGCAAAAGGCCGTCACCGACACCGAGATGGCCAAGACCAAGCCGCAACGCGACGACAATGCCCGGCTGGAAGCACAGTTTGCGGCCATGGCGCAGGCAACGGCGGCGATGTCCAAGGCGATGGAACAGCTCGGGCAGACCATCAAGTCGGTCGACGACGGCACCCGGCAGCACCGCGCGACGATTGCGCAGGAGCTGCAACGGGTGCGGCAGGCGCGGCAAAAGCCACCTGGGCCGCCGCGATGAGTTGGCTCGATCGCATTTACGGGGCCTTTGCCCCATCGCCGCGCCAGGCGCCGCAGCCGCAACCGCCGCTGGCCGCGCTGGCGCAACCGCCTGTGCGGGCGACGAGCTTTTCGCCGATCCCGACGACAGGTCCGACGCTCGCCAACTATCCGACGTCGAACGATGCCGAGACGGCGCGGCGTGGCGGCTTTGGCTACGGCGAACCAACGTCAGCGTATATCGAGGGCACGGCGGGCAGAATATTTGGGGACAAGAAAGGCGCATTGCCGATGGAAGGGCGAGCGCCGGCCGACCGCGTCAGCTTGCACGGCGACCCGGATGAGTTCTGGAACATTGCAAACCGCGCCTGGACAACGCCGACGACGCAAAACCGCGACCCGACGCAGACCAAGATCCTGCAAAGCGAGATGACGCAAGCGGCGCTCGCGGCGAACTATTCTCCGCTGGCGGCGCTCGGCTTCGACCCACGCATGGTGACAACGGATGTCAGCGGCCGGTCCAAGCTCGGCGCATTGGCCGGGATGACCGATCCGGAGACGGGCCGGATGGTCTACAAGGCCGGCGATTCGGCGACGATCATTCATGAAGCGATGCACCGGGCGCTGCTGACGCTCAAGGACGACAAGCGGCTTCCAGCACGGTTGCAGGCGCGGTTGCAAAACCCCGCTCATGAGGAATCGACGGTTCGTCAATTCGTGAAGGCGCAAGCCGGCAATCCGGAAAAGGACGAGGCGGCGCGCGATCAGCAAGGCCAAGGCCCGCAGTGGACGCCTGAAGAGATGCAAATCGTCAACAAGCTTGCGCAAGAGAAGATTGCGAAGAATAGGCCGAGGGGTCCGCGATGACTGTCACGACGCACGTCAACGTCAAGAATGCGCGGCTTGACGCGATTTCCGCGACCTGGGCGGCGACCCCAAAGCTGAGGATCTATTCCGGCACGCCGCCGGCCAATGCCGGCGCGGCGCTCTCGGGCAACACGCTGCTTGCCGAGGTCACGCCGGCGCCCGCGGCCGCCTCGGGCGCCGTCAAGGACATGCTCGGCGGGGTCAAGACGACGACCGGCGCGGCGGCCGGCACGGCGAGCTTTTACCGGGTTTACAATTCGGCCGGCTCGACCTGCTGGGAGCAAGGCACGGTCGGGACGTCCGGGACCGATTTGACGATCGACAATACCTCGATCGCGTCGGGGCAGACGGTGAACTTCAATACGTTCACCAAAACCGAACCGTAACCAATGGCAACCGTCGTTACGCGAACGACGGCGGGCGCCGGCTCAACGACGGTTCCCGCAGGGGCCACGGCGGCGCAGATTGAGTGCTGGGGCGGCGGTGGTGGCGGCTACGGCGGCGGCGGATCGGGCGGCGCCTACTCGCGCACCAACGCGCTCGCCGTCACGGCGGGGCAGACGCTTTACTACTCGCTGAGTTCTATCCCGGCGGGCAACAACCCGGAGGCCAATCCCACCGACACGTGGGTGCGATTGACGACCAACGCGGCGCCGACGACGACCGCGCAGGGCTGTCTTGCCAAGAGCGGCATGCAGGCGGAACCGACAGGGTTTACTGGCAGGGCGGGCGGAACCGCGGCCGCCTCGGTCGGCGATGCAAAATTTTCGGGCGGTGCGGCCGGCAATTCGAACGGCGTCGACAGCGGCGGCGGCGGCGGTGGCGGGGCCGGCAGCACGGGCGCCGGTGGCAACGCGGTTGACGCCGGTTCAAACCATACTGGCGGCTTTGGCGGCACGGGCGGCGGCGGCGCAGGCGGCCACGGCGACGTGAACAACACACAGGGCCAGAACGGCTTCGCTCCCGGCGGCGGCGGCGGCGGCAACTGGCTCGGCGCCGATTTCAACGGCGCGCTCGGCAAGATTATCATCACGTTCAACGATGGCGCGGCGGCCATCAATGTTTCAGGAGCGCAAACCACACTAGCGGCGACGCAAAGCGCAGCTGCCGACGTTGACGTTGCGGTGACCGGCGCGCAGGCGACGAGCGCGACGACGCAGAGCGCCACGGCAAGTGCCGATCTTGCCGTCACGGGCGCGCAGACAACGGGCGAGGCAGCAACCGCGGGCACGGTCGAAGTTGTACCGGTGCCGCTCAACGTGACGGGCGATCAGACGCTCGACGCGGTGCAGACGGCAGGATCAATCGAGGTCGTGCCGGAGGTGTTGGCGGAAGCCGTCAACATCGGCGGCGATCAGCAAACGCTGGCCTGCCTGACCAACGGGACGATCGGCGAGATTGTCGAAGTTCCGTCTGGCGGCGGCGGTGGATCGCGGGCTTATCGGCGGCGACTGCGCGAAGCGCGCGAGGGGCGTCGGGTTTTCGAGGAAGAGCGCGAGAAGCGAATCGCGGCGCTCACGGTCGAGCGGCCGCCGCTCGTACCGGCGCCCGAGACGGTCACGATGATCGAGCGGGTTCTCTACGAGCCCATCACGCGGGAAATTGAGCAACCGAACCCGCCAGCATACGAGAATGACGGCGGGGAGGAGGAGCTGTTGCTTCTCTTAGCTGCCGATTGAGGCTGCCATGACACGCAAGCAAGCACAAAAGCAGATTGAGAAAATGGTGCTGCGGATGCTTGCCGCGTGCGTAATGGACAAACGCACGGAATGGTTGATCGACAAGGCGCTGAATCCGCCAAGCGAGACGGCGCGCAAAGTCCAGAAATGGGAAGACGATTTCTTTGCCGAGTACCTGACTGAAAACAGGTACGCGGAAACGACGGGCCGCCTCCGTTAAGGGCGTTTCGGGTCGCCGCCGCACGGGCGCTTCGCTCGACTGAGCGCATCAGTCTTTTAAGGGAAAACTGCAATGCCAAGTGCCGAGGAAATCCTCAAGGCGCGCGATGAAGGCGTGTCCGCAACTGAAGAAACGCCGCGGATTCCGGTCGACTATCCGGAAGAAAAGCCGCCGTCCGAACGCGATGAATCCTCACCGCGTCGGGAACCCGGCGAGCCAACTCCGCAGCGCGAACCAAGCGACGAGGATGACGACGATCGCGGCCCC